TAGTATGATTTAAACAAAAAATTTAATTACTGAAATTGAGCAAGTTCCAAAAGAGTGGATCTTTGAGTATTATCTGAATCTAAAGGAGAAACTAACAGGTCAGGATGTAAAGATGCTATCTGCATTTAATTCAAAGGACAAGGTTCCCTCCATGTTTGTATATTTTGATGTTAACTATTCATCATATAAGTTCAAGGACTTTTCATCTGGTTATCAGGGAGATGGTATTGAGATGGTGAAGTATCTCTTTAACATGCCGTCAGCTGGTCATGCAATAAACAAAATAATTCTAGACTATCAACAGTTTCTTACAAACAATGATGTGTACGTTGCAGAGCCTACTATGTTCCATGATAAGTATAAAGTTGTGGATTATGAAATGAGGCACTGGAATAACTTTGATCAAAATTATTGGATGCGGTTTAAGATTGGGTCATCTATGCTTGATAGATATAATGTAGTTCCATTGTCTTTCTTTACTATGAGTAAGAGTGAAGCTGATGGTAGTATCACATCTCATACATTTAGGAAGTCCCATACATATGGTTACTTCAGGAATGATGGTAGTTTGTACAAGATATATATGCCAAAGAGTACTCAGAAAAAGTTTATCAAGGTTGAGAATTATATTCAGGGCACAGATCAGTTACTATATAACTGTAAGTATCTGGTTATTACTTCATCACTCAAAGATTTAATGGCTTTTAATAAGCTAGGTATTAGTAATATTGAAGCAATTGCTCCGGACAGTGAGAATACTATGGTTGGAGAAAAGGTTATTGGAGAACTGAAGCTTAAGTATAACAAGATTGTTGTCTTGTTTGACAATGATGAGCCCGGTATTAAAGCTGCTGAAAGATACAAAGACAAGTATGAATTTAGCTATATACTGCTACCAATGGAAAAAGATCTATCAGATTCAGTAAAAGAACATGGTATAGATAAAGTTAGAGAAGTATTATTTCCATTATTAAAACAAGCATTATGAGTATAGAAAGAACAATGAATGACCTTGAGGAGCATATTGACTATGCTAGTAGTTTTTTTGGAGATCTAAGAAATAAAATTGAGATAGAGTTAAAGGACCTCCATGATGAAATAGCTCAACTTAAAGATGACATATCCACACTTGAAGCACAAAATGAACTCTTAGAAGAACAAGTGGGAGAGCTCAAGAAAGAAAATGTTATGCTTAATTTTGAGTTAGCTGAAGTTACTAATCAACTAATACAGATAAGATATGAAAAGTGACTGGCTACATCTAGGAAAAAAGTTTGAGGAAGGTGATATACCTGTAGGAGGTGTAGGATTTATTTATATTATGACTGCTATTATAGATGGTAAGTCTGTTGCATACATTGGTAAGAAAAACTTTTTTGCCAATATTAAAAGACCTCTGGGTAAAAAAGCTCTAGCAATGTCTACGGACAAGAGACTTAAAAAGTACAAGAGAGAGTTAAAACCAGACTTCATGAACTATTACAGTAGTAATAAGATTCTTAAAGATGCTCACAAAGCTGGAGTACCAATCAAAAGAGAAATTCTCCGGATATGTTACTCTCAAACTGAATTAACATATCAAGAAGCAAAAGCTCTTTTTATTGAAGAGGTTTTAGAAGATGATAGATATTTGAACCAAAACATTTTGGGAAAATTTTACAAAACAAAATAATTATGAGTAATTCTAGACACATATGGGAAGGTTGGACAGTGCAATCATTTATTGATACATTAGATCCAATATTTAGTATGATTATGAGTAATAACTCTTGGCAAAAACCTTTTAAAACTAAGGAAGAAATTAAAAATTGGTGTAAGGAAAACCAACCTTACTACAAAAAACATATTCCTGAAGTAGCAAACCATTTTATTAAAAAAGCAGGATTATGACAGAATTAGAATTGACAAGCCTCTTATTTAAGTTGGCTGATTTAGGTATTACAGGTGTTAAAGTAAAATATGATGGTGGAGGAGACTCCGGTTCTATTGAATGGATTGGTTATACAAAAGTTCCATGTGAAACTCCAGAAGATGTAAATGACAATGTAAATGATTGGGAAACTGAATCTGCTTTAACAAATTTAGATGGAGATCTTTATTACCAAATTGAATCATTTGCAGAAAACAAACTTCTTGATGATATAGAGGATTGGTGGAATAATGAAGGTGGTTTTGGTAGTTTATGCATATGTGTTCCTTCAGGAAAGTATATTATTAATAACCACATAAGAATCACTGAGACTGAAGATTTCTTTCATGATGGAGATTTATTTAGTAAAACAGAAGAGGAATGAAAGAAAGGGAAAAAGCAGATGAATTGTATAATTATGCAGTAAAGTTACATGGTGATGAAAAAGCTAAGGAAGAAGCATTAAAATCTGCAGCAGCAACTCATGCATTGGCACCATTTAGAGATGGTCTAATGAAAAACAGAACTTACTGGGAAAGAGTTATTGAATATTTAAAAAAGAAGTAATGGCACATCCTCTAGAACATTGTAAAACATCTGTAAAAAAATGGAAAGGTCAACTCTCTGATTATCAGGCTATTCATGAATGGCTTGATGAAACAAAAAGTTGGGTTGGTCATAGTATGCATAGAATGTTCCGGCATCATAGTGAGGGGATATTTGAATGTGAAAAAGTATTTGGTAAAAGTTTTATTAATTCTGATGGTAAAACTGTGTATACAAGATATGTTGCAGAGCAACATGTTAAAGAGGATTGCAATAACTACATTCCTAGTGCAAAAGAATGGGTTACTATGATTGCAAGTGGTAAACCTGAGAAATGGGCAATAAAAACTTTAAAAATTGAAGACTAATGGCTAAAATGATTTTTGACAAAGAAGAAACAAGAAATTTATTAAACATGTTACAATCCTCTGATAAAGAGAATCATATTGTAGCATTTAAAGCATTGGAAAATGTTGATGTAGATAAGTACATAGGAGAGTTACTTGTAATGTACAAGTTCTCTGGTGTACAAAGATCTGACTGGTCTGAGGCTGGGAAGAAAATACACAGCAAACTAGTAAGTATAGTTGGAGAAAGTAATCTTAGTAGTCCAAGAACTCTTAGTCTTATTACAGCTCAGAAGGGTTCTAAGACTTCAGTAGAGTTGTTTATGGAATATTTTGTCAGAGATATGACAAGTATGTTGGAGCAAATTGGGTACCCAACAGATAGTTTTGAAATAAACATTAAACTAAAAGACAATGGACAAACAACAGAGTCTAAGTAAAACAGGTAAAGAACTAATGTTGAAACTTATTGTATTTTCTATCTAAAAAAATGGTAGCATCTAAGTAAAGCAAACTAAAAATTTTGTTTATGTTTTGTTTGCCTTGATAAGTTAAAACATGTAATTGAGTAGTCTTGCAGTTTTTAGGATTATATAATTTAGTTCTATTAACAGCAAGACTATTTATTAGTATATCTTGCACTTTAATTAAAAAGTCTTTTGGTCCTAACATGCTAAACAAATAATCTTTAGATGTATTATTTGCATAAATACAACCATCACCATCAAAATATCCTCTGATAAAGTGATGTTGTAAATGCTCTGGAACAGTAGATGGAAAACTTAAAGTTGTACCTTTATTTGGATAAAGACCATGTTTAAGCAAGTCTTTTACAAGTTTAGATGAAGTTATAGAAAGTTTAATCTGATTTTGTCTATTACCTGGTTTATTAATAACTAGTAATGGACCAGTATAATTAAGATGATTTTTAAATTTTTCTAAGATATTTTTATCTTTTTCTTGTAATGATATGGATACAACTTTATTAGTAACATTGCCATCTGCATACAGTAAACCAAGATAATAAGCTTTTTCTTCAGTGTTTATTTCATTGAAGAAATCTTTATCATGTGTATATTTTGTAGCAGCTTCAGCTAATGTTCTAAGTTGTGTTCCAGATTTTTTAATAATTGAATAAATGGTTTGTGGTGTACAATTACATTGTTTTGCTAATGTATAACATGAGTCACCATGAATATATTTATCAATTATTTCTAATTTAGATAAGGGTAATTTATATCCTTTGTTTTGTTTTATAACCATAGTACAAATATAATACTATAATATGAATATATTAAATAAAAGTGAAAGTTTAGCAAGAATTTCAAAAAATCTTATGCTTACTGAGCCCTATTATGGGTTCTTTCTCATTATGTTGAATAAGCTATGGGACAGTAAAAGAGTTCCTACAGCTGGTGTGAGCAAGAATGGTATTAATTATCAGCTTACTATTAATACAGAGTTCTGGGAAAGTCTCAGTGAAGACCACAGATATGGATTATTAAAGCATGAGTTACTTCATATTGCTTTTGGACATCTTACTACATTCTTTAAGTTTTCTAACAAGAAACTGGCTAATGTAGCAATGGATATGGAGATAAATCAGTATATAAGTAAACAGTATCTGCCGGAAGGTGGTATTGATATAGATAACTATACTGATATAGAACTAGATAGAAAGGCCGGTGCTAGGTATTATTATGACAAACTGAATCAACTTCAGGATGAAAAAGATAAGAATGGTACTTGTGGAGACTCCAATATGGATAAACTTCTTGAGAATATAGAGAATGGTGACATACCTGATCATAGTACTTGGGAAGACTTTGAAGATCTTACAGAGGCAGAACAGAAACTTATAGAGAAACAGTTACAGAAAGTTCTTACTGATGCTAAAGAGCAGACAGAAAAGAAAAGAGGTACTGTCCCCGGAGAGATAGAAGGGTTGATCATAATTGAAGAGATTGTTAAACCTAAATTTGACTGGAGAGGATTCATTAGGAGATTTACTGGTGTTAGTACTAAAGTATTTACTAAGAAGATCAGAAGGAAAGAGAACAGAAGGTTTGAAGCTAATCCGGGTCTTAAAGTAAAAATGAAACAACACATGCTGTTGGCTATAGATACTTCAGGTTCTGTAAGTGATGATGAACTTAAAGAGTTTATGAGTGAAATTTACCACATATATAAATGTGGCGTAGATATAACAATAGTACAGTGTGATACAACTATCAGATCAATTGAACCTTACAAAGGTAAATTTGAAATGGCAGTGCAAGGTAGGGGAGGAACTGAGTTTGACCCTGTCCTGGAGTATTTTAATGAAAACCAAAAGAAATATACAAGCCTGGTGTATTTTACTGATGGTGAATGTTGGACACATGTAAAACCTAAAGGAAATATTCTATGGGTTTTGTCAGAGAGATCCCATATGAATACAGACCTTCCCGGAAAAGTTATAAAACTTGAACTTTAATTCTAATTTAATTACGTGATCACATTTTTTATGTGTATATTTGTATATGAAGTTACTAGCATTAAAAGAAGATTTAATTAAAAAATCTGGAGTATATCTCATTGAGTGCAATTCTCACAAATACATTGGAAGTAGTATTAGTTTATATGATAGATATAAACAACATGTTCTCACATTGAGAAAAGGAAAACATTATAACAGCTTTCTACAAAGAATCTATGATAAATATCCTGATGATATATGTTTTAAACTTATTGAAATTTGTGATAATTACATAGAAAGAGAAGCTTATTATATTGAGTATTATAACTGTGATGTAAATGTAGAAAGAAACCCTGTAACACATGCAAAGAGTAGTGAAACAAGAAAAAAGTTAAGTATGGCTAACACAAACAAAAGGTTGGGTAAAGACAATCATGCTTCAGTAAAAGTATATCAATATACTTTGGAAGGTTATTATGTAAATGAATATGATACAATAAGAAAAGCTGCTTTAGCTATTAATGGGAATGCAACATCTATAGGGGATGCTGCAAAGGGAGATACTAAGTCTGCTGGAGGATACCAATGGAGAAAAGAAAAGTTAGATAAAATTCCATGTATCTCTAAGCCACAAAGAAATTCCAGGACTGTTAAAGATCTTATAATTATTGATCAAGGAATTGAGATTAAGGTTAAGAATATAAAAGAAGCAGCTGAATATCTTAATGCCAATGAAGGCACAGTTAGAAAAGCTCTTACACATGGATTTAAGTGTAAGGGAAAAGTAATTAAATTAGAACTATAAAAAAAAAGAGTATGAGCCAAGTACAATTAAATGTTGAAGAGTTAAAGAGTTTTATTAAGCACATGGTTAAGAATAACCAACACATTCAGTCTGAAGGAAAAGTTCCTGTGGCTATTAATATTGAAGGTGATGCTGGTTTGGGTAAAACTTCTGCTATCATGCAGTTGGGTAAAGAATTACAAATGGATGTTGTAAAGCTGAATTTATCTCAGCTAGAAGAATTGGGTGACTTGGTTGGGTTTCCTGTAAAAGAATTCCAGATACAAAATGTTGAGGGTAAAACTCAATGGATTGGTGAAGCTCAAGTACCTGTTGCACTTCAGAAAGGTCATAAAGTTGTAGCAAAGAGAATGTCACATGCTGCTCCTGAATGGATTCAGGGTAAAGGAGAAGGTGGTTTCTTGATTCTTGATGATTATACCAGAGCTGATGCAAGATTTATGCAAGCAACTATGGAGATTCTAGATAGACAAGAATATGTCTCTTGGAAATTACCAAAGAACTGGCATGTACTTTTGACTACTAATCCAGACAATGGAGATTACAATGTAACTTCTCTGGATGTTGCTCAGAAGACTAGATTTATCTCTGTTGAGTTGAAGTATGATGCTGATGTATGGGCTAAGTGGGCAGAGAAAGCAAATATAGATGGTAGATGTATTAACTTCATGTTGATGCACCCAGAATTGGTAACTCAAAGAGTTAATCCAAGATCTATTACTACTTTCTTCAATGCTATTAGTTCTGTACCTAAGTTTGAAGATGATCTTCCTTTGATTCAAATGATTGGTGAGGGTTCTGTTGGTGTAGATTTTAGTTCAATGTTTACTATGTTTATTAATAACAAGCTTGACAGAATCATTAGTCCTGCAGATATCCTGACTAAAGATGAGCAGTATGTTATGAACTCTCTTACTAATGCAGTAGGGAAAGATGATGACTTCCGTGCTGATATATCTAGTGTAATTGCAACTAGGGTAATTAACTATTCATTGACTTTAGCTGAGAAAGGAAGCATAGGTAAACCAATCATTGACAGGATAGCTAAACTTACTACAGACTGTGAAGCATTTACTAATGACCTTAGATATTACATGGTCAAAGAGATTGTTAACGGAAATAAAGTTAAGTTTAGCCCATTGATGATGAATCAGGACGTGGTGAAGATGGCTGTTAAGTAAGCCAACATAGAGCTGTTCCCCACCAAAAGGAGCATAAAATAAATTAAAACAAACATAGGGGGAGATAAAACTCCCCTTATTAAAATTAAGACAATGAAAAATTATTTGTTCTTTGAAATTGAAGCTAATAGTAATGAAGTAAGCATAAAAGTTGATACAATTTTTGGTGCTGAAAGTGGTGGCCAAAGTAACTTTACAATTTCAGATGATGATTATGTCCCTACTAAAGGAGACAAGTTGTATTTTCTACCTGGTGTAAATATTCCCCGGGTAAAGATGAAAGATTTAACCATAGAGTATGGTATTAAATCTATCAGAAACATAGATGATGCTACTCATATCTTTGCTAGTAGAAATACTGTGCATAAAATGTCTGATCACCGTTGGTTATATAGAATGAAAACAGTTCATTTCAAAGAAATGTTTGAAACTGTAAAAGATTTTATGGATGAGTACTATATTGAAAATATAGAAACAGCATTAGAATTCTATCAGGAGAAATATGTCTATATGGGGTATAATTCATCTACAGAAATTAGAAATGAGGCACCGTTTCTTGAAGCAAGGAACACTATTGAAGGTCTTGTAAAGTCTATTAATAACTCTAGATCTTTCTATGCTGTAAATGATGTTTATAAGAGTTACTTTCCTGCAGTTATAACTTTTACAATTTATGATGAGGCTAAGCTATTGAAGTACATTAATGGTCCAGATGCAGTTATCATAGATTCAGTAATGTTTGGACAATTATCAGACATGTTTAAGAGCTCAGATAATGATAATCATATTTTGGCAATGGAGATTATGGCTAATTCTAACTATATAGATAGTCTCTTATATTTAGAAATGTTGTTCAAAGATTACTCTGAAAGGATTTATAGTTGTCCTACAAAGAAACATGTAAACTTCAAGTCCTTAGTAAGTTATCTTGGTAAAGACAATGGATTGGCTACAAGTATTGATGGTATTATGAAGTCTCTGATTGACAAGGGTGTCCTTGATACAGAGAAAATAAATATCATTATGGACAATTATGCTCATGAAATTGAAAGTAGTGGTAACTCTGATTTCTTTAAAGTAAAAACCGTGACAGTGTCTGAAGAAACTCTTTCTT